ATAGGCTTGGGGAGGCTTTTCTAAAAGCACTAGCGGATGACTTTGATAAGCACGGCATAACAACAATTGAAAAGGTCAGGACGGGCTCCCCCGTCGCCTATGTAAAGGCTTGTGTAGCCATTCTGCCCAAGGAGCTAAACGTCAATCTCAACCCCCTAGAGGATATGACGGATGAGCAGCTTATTCAGCGCATCAGAGACCTCGATAACGCGCTTACGGACGTGCTTGGAGGAACGGGCGGCACTGATCACGGAGTTAAAACGAAGGACGGACAGAAACAAACTGGCCGCGTACCGTCCTTACACTAAACAAATCGAATTCCATAACGCCGGAGCTGAGCATAACGAGCGCTTGTTCATGGCTGGAAACCAATTGGGAAAAACCCTGTCTGGTGGAAATGAATGGGCCATCCATCTAACCGGTCGCTATCCAGACTGGTGGAAAGGGATGGAATTCAAGAAGCCAGTGAAGTTTTGGGCATCCGGTGAATCTGGAGAAAGTACCCGAGACAACCCACAAAACATTCTGGTTGGACCGCCAGAGCGAGAAGATGCTTGGGGAACAGGCGCAATCCCTGGCGATGCCATTATTGATACCACGAGGGCAAGGGGTGTCGCCGATTTGCTAGATAGCATTACCGTCAGGCATGGCGGTGGTGGGGACATACAATCTGGCGAGTCCGTTCTGTTTTTTAAATCCTATGAGAAGGGTCGCAAAAAGTGGCAAGGCCCAACAATCGACGGGGTTTGGTTTGATGAAGAACCGCCCATGGACATCTACTCAGAAGGTCGTACCAGAACGCAGCGCGGACAAGCAGGCATCTTCACAATTGTGACATTCACGCCACTTCAGGGCATGTCTGACGTTGTTCGGATGTTTCTCAGTGACGTTGATATGAGGGCAATGAAATGAGCCGGCACGTCACGCGCATGACAATTCACGATGTCGACCATTATACCGACGAAGAACGAAAGACAATCATTGCAACTTTTTCCCCGCATGAACGAGATGCGCGAGAAAAAGGCATCCCAACACTTGGCGCGGGGGCAATTTATCCCGTTGCGGAAAGTGAATTTGTCATTGATCCAATCATAATCCCGCCCCACTGGGCACGCTGTTACGCGCTGGACGTGGGCTGGAACAGAACCGCCGCCGTATGGGGTGCGTGGGACCGTGAGGCGGATGTTATCTACCTCTACACCGAACATTATCGAGGACAGGCCGAGCCAAGCATTCACGCCACTGCCATCAAAGCGCGGGGCGAATGGATACCGGGCGTGATTGATCCTGCGGCAAATGGCCGATCTCAAGATGATGGGGAACAGCTTATCGCGACATATCGCGCGCTGGATCTCAATCTGGAGCCAGCCAACAACGCGGTTGAAGCGGGTATTTACAACGTATGGGAACGGCTTTCAACGGGGCGCCTCAAGGTGTTCAGCAGTTTATTGAACTGGTGTGACGAATATCGCCAATACCACCGCGATGAAGACGGAAAAATCGTCAAAAAATTTGATCACCTTATGGATGCCACCCGGTATCTGGTGACACCTGCCGTTAACGCCAAAGGCCAAAAAACATCCGGTCTTGCTCGGATGGCCGTCGAAATACCAAAGACTCATGGCTTTACTTCCGGCGCTTCCGGGGATGCCTCAGTCGGTTACTAAAAAGGATTTGCGCATCATGGACGCAGTTTATTCATTCGCTCTGTCTCCGACAGTCGATACCAACATCTATGCCTCTGGCGATAACATTGGCGGTCTTCAGACCATCGATCTTTCGGCCTTCAAAAACACCAAAGGCGCGGTCATCCTAGATCATATCTTGGTCACCGACCTTGCCATTCAATCGGCAAATCTGGATATCTTGTTGTTCGGTTCCAACCCATCGGCAACGACCTTCACCAACAACGTGGCGCAAGATATCGCCGATGCGGACATCACCAAGATCATCGGGGTTGTGCCGGTCACGACCCATCATGTCTTTGCCGACAATTCAATCAGTCGGGCCGTCAACCTGGACCTAAGCTTTAAGCTCGACCCCACGCAAACGACTTTGAACCTATACGCCGCGATCCTTTCACGGGCTACGCCGACCTTTGCCGCCACCACTGATCTTGGCTTGGTCTTGACCTTCCGGGCACCGAGTTCTTGGTAATGGAACAACACCTGGACCAACAGGCCCAAGAGAATGAAAAGGTTCGGCTGAAAGAGGCTCTTGGCGCCATCATTGGACGGCTGGAAACAGAAGCCAGCGACCGCGTGGCCAAGCGTCAAAACGTTGAAAAGCGCTGGTTGATGGACCTGCGCCAGTTCCAAGGTGAATATGAGCCTGACATCAAGGCCAAACTTGAAAGAGCTGAAAAGTCCACGCTGTTTATCAATGAGACCCGGCCCAAGACCAATGCATGCGAAGCGCGGCTGTCGGATATGCTATACCCCACCGATGATCGGAACTGGGGTATTAGGGCAACACCCGTCCCGGAACTGACCAAACAAGCACAGTCTTCACTTGAGGCCGGGGAACAGGCCTTACAAGGTGCCAATGAAAGACAAGAGGCTGGCGATGGCGAAGCGGCCAAGGAACAGGCCGAACAGGCAGCCGCCCATTACGGCAATGCTCAGCAATTGAAAGCTGAGATGGATGAGGCTCGGAAACGCGCCGAAGCCATGCAGTTGGAAATTGAAGATCAATTAACCGAATGTGGCTATGCCATTCATTCTCGCGATGCCATCCGCGACGCCTGTAAGATCGGCACCGGAATTTTGAAGGGCCCCATTGCTGCGGAAGACCGCACCCGTCGTTCATGGGCCAAGCCCGCGGACGATGACGACAGCGGCTATCAGCTCGGTTTTGTCGAAGACAGCCGCCCAGCCATCGTCTGGGTTGATCCGTGGAGCTTTTTTCCGGAGTCCGACGCACGCCGCATTGAGGAATCCGAAAGCAATTTCGAACGTCATCTCTTCACCACAAAGGAGATGCGCGGTCTTGCCAAGCAACCCGGTTTTGATAAGGACGCCATCCGGCGCATTCTGACGGACAAGCAAACACGACCGCAGCCGAACTATCTTGCCGAGTTGCGCAATATTTCAGGCGAAAGCAACGCCCCTATGGATGGGCGCTATCAAGTCTGGGAATATCGCGGGCCGCTTAGCGAAGAAGACATGAAAGACGTATGCCGCTGCCTGGGCAAAGAAGACGTTCTTGAAACCATCGAAGCCGATCCACTACAAGAAATGAACGTGGTGCTCTGGTTCTGTGAAGGCGAAGTGCTCAAGTTTGGCATTCATCACCTGGATTCAGGAGAGGGTATCTATTCCATCTTCAATCTGGAAAAGGATGAAAGTTCCATTTGGGGCTTTGGCATCCCCGCTGTCATGCGTGACCCGCAGAAAGCCAGCGCCGGAGCATGGCGCATGATGATGGACAATGCGGGGCTGTGTGCTCGTCCGCAGATTGAGGTTGATACCAGCGTCATTGAACCGGCTGATGATAACTACACCCTGACGTCCGGTAAGGTATGGCTGCGTAAGCAAGATGCTCCGGCCGGGAAACTTGGTTTTCATATTCACAACATCGACAGCCATCAAGGCGAGTTGATGGCCATCATCAAGTTGGCCGCCGAGGCAATTGATTCGTCCACCAACATTTCCGTCATTTCCCAAGGTGAGCAGGGCGCACATACGACCCAGACATCGGGCGGTATGGCCATGCTGATGAATGCTGTAAATGTCGTTTTCCGCCGCATGGTCAAGAACTTTGACGATGACATCACGGTGCCCAACATCCGGCGTATGTACGACTGGAACATGCAGTTTTCCGATAAGGAATACATTAAGGGCGACTTTGAGGTTGATGCCCGTGGGACCAGTGTATTGCTGGTGCGTGAGGTTCAATCACAGAACCTTATGGCCCTGGCCAACATGACCGCACACCCGGCCATTGGCCCGCTGTTGAAGGCAGCACCCATCCTGCGGAAGTTGGTCCAATCCATGATGATCCCAGCTGATGAAGTCATCATCACCGATGAAGAACTGAAAGAGAAGATTGCACAGGAAGCAGATGCGGAACCGCAACAGCCGCCAGAAATGATGGTCAAACAGATGGAAATCGAAGGCCGCATGCAGATTTCCAAGGTCGAGCAAGAAACGGCCCTGATAATCCATGCGGACAAGATGAATATGTCCCTTGAAGACCTGAAGACCAAGCTTGAGCTGGCATCCATGGCAACCACCTCGAAAGAGCGCATGTTTGCCGCCGAAGTGGGTGTAAAGAGCCGCTTTGGCCAGGGTATATAAGCCATGATTGATCCGACGTCTCAAACTTGGGCGCACGTCAAAGAGTGGGCTGAGAAAGAGCTGCAATCCGCGCGCCTTCAAGTTGAGGCCCAAGGTACGGACCCCATCGCCACGGAAGCGCTGCGGGGCAAGATTTCAACCCTGAAAAACCTTTTATCACAAACCAAAGACAAGCCGGAAATCCCGTCATCGGGACCCGGATATTAACCCCCAGTGGCCGCCCGATAGGGACGCCAGGAGATAAACTATGACCGTCGACACCACCCCTGAAACCACCGACATTGAAACCTCTGCCGCCGCCGTTGATACGGACGCGGAAGAACAGCAAATGTTTAATGACTTCGTCGCCATCGATAATGGCGATACGCCCGATGGGGATGATCTCAGCACGGTCAGGGACGAAGACCCGGTAACGCCGGAGATCAAAGAAGAAACGGCACCCGAAACAAATCAATCCAAAGATATCTGGGCCGATGCACCTGAACCACTGCGTTCCGCCTATGAGGACGAACGCAAGCGTGCCGAAAAGCTTGACCATGCCGTCAAATCAACGGTCGGTCGGGAATCAGCTCTGCAACGCAAGCTCAATGAACTGCAAGCACAACTGGACGCCGCCCAGACTGGGGACGCAGCCAGCAAGAAAGAGGCCACGGAAGAGGCGGCTCAGGTCTACGACAGCCAAGATTGGCAAGTGTTTGAATCTGAGTACCCGGAAATCGCAGGCCCCATCAAAGCCGTTCTCAATTCACAAGTGGACCAAATCAAGACGCTGAAGCAAAAGGTCTCAACCGTTGACACCAAGCAAGGCCAGATCGACCAGCAAGTCATCACCAAGACGTATCAGGATAACCTGAACCGCTTGGCCGAAGCTCATCCTGAGTGGGAATCCATCGCGGAATCCACTGAGTTTGCAACCTGGATCGGTCAACAGCCTCGCTATGTGCAGGACGGCTTTAACCGGAATGCTCAAAACATTGTCGACCCGGCTGAGGCCATCGACATGATTCAGCGCTTTAAGGATCAAACTTCATTCGCCGTCACAACCGCAAGCCAAGGCGATGCCCTGGCCAATGACGATGCGGACGGTAAAGCCAAAACACAGGCCGCCAAGCGTTCCTTGCAACTTCAATCCTCCACCGCTCCTCGCGCCAAGGGTGCTCCTCCGGTTACGACCGGGGTTCCCGAAGACCCGGAAGCGGCGTTTGCGTATTTCGTTGCTCAGGACGCAAAGAAGGCGGCTTCTTAATCTTAAGGAGCCAGTCCCATGGGACAGACAAAATCGACCAACGTTTCGCCGTCCAAAGGGACGGTGATTTATTTTGAGACCCAAATTCTCAAACATGCCGAACCGGTCACGGTTCTCGACAAGCTGGCCTTGACCAAGCCGATGCCCAAGAACAAGGGCACCACGATTGAATTCCGGCGCCCCAACGTGTTCACCGCTGCCGATACCCCTTTGATTGAAGGTGTCACGCCCGCGTCGACCGCATTCACCTACAGTGTCGTGTCAACGACCCTGAAACAATACGGCCAAGTTGGCGAAATCACCGACGTCATTGAAGACACCACGACCGATCCGGTTTTGAATGACCTGTCGGTTCAGCTGGGTGAAAACATCGGCCGTACCATGGAAGCCTTGACCTATGGCGTGGTCAAAGCGGGCACGTCAGTTGAATACACCAACGGCACGCAGCGCACCGATGTCAACACCTCCGTAACCCTGGCAAAGGTTCGTGCGGCCGTCAAAACCCTCATGGCCCAGAAGGGCATGATGATCACCCGCACCTTGGACCCGTCTCAAAACTACGGCACCAAAGCCGTCGAGCCAGGTTATGTGGCGGTCGGTCACACGGATTTGGAACCGGATATTCGCGACCTTCCCGGTTTTACACCCGTTTCGGAATACGGCAGCCGTAAAACCATCAGTGAATACGAAGTCGGTTCGGTGGAACGCGTTCGTTTCGTGTTGTCACCAGATCTGTCATCGTGGGCCGATGGCGGCGCGGCAAAAGCCGGGTCAGGTACGACCATGGTGTCTACGTCCGGCACCAGCGCCGACGTCTATCCGTTGATCGTGTTTGCCAAAGAAGCCTTTGGCTGTGTGCCTTTGAAAGGCATGGGCGCGGTTGAACCGACAATCATTCCGGTTGGACAGAAGACCAAGGACGATCCCCTTGGCCAGCGTGGCTATGCCGGTTGGAAGTCTTGGTTTAGCGCCAAAATCCTCAACGAGGCTTGGATGGTCCGCATCGAGTGTGCCGCCACCCAGCTCTAACAGCACTTGAGTGGGGCCCTTAACCGGGCCCCTCGCTTCTTTTTGCAAAGGAAAGTTCACAATGGATACGCAATTCAAAAGCGGTTTTGTTTACGGTACGGGGGCAGCCATCAATGTTGAGGTCGGTTTTGTCCCTTCCCGTGTCGAAACCATCAATCTGACAGACGGCACGCCGATCAACATTGGCTTTCCGTCCATTAAAACCATGGCGTTCACGTCTGGCGGCACCAACGAAATCAAAGCCGGTCACAAGATCATCGGCGCGTCGTCGGGCGCAACGGCTACGGTTGTTGCCGTTCTGGCCGATACCGGAACTTGGGCTGGTGGCGATGCCGCAGGCACGTTGATCCTGAGCGCTGAAACTGAAACCGGAACCTTCACCAGCGAAAGCATCTATTACGAAGGCTCTTCGGGCACCAACGACGCTACCGGTGCGGCTACGGCCAATCAGGGTGTGGACGTTGACACCGAAGTTGCTTCGGACACGGGTCTTTCGGCTTATCTGGGCTCCTCGGCGTCCAACAGCAAGGGCTTCACTCTGGCAAGTGCTGTCAGCACCGACGCCAAGCTTATCGCTTGGTCGGCTTGGCGTTAAGCCACACTCCAAACACTTAAACGCGGGCGGCCTCCTTGGGGGGGCCGTTTGTGTTTCAACACCAATTCGGAAGGAACCGAACCATGACGACTTTTTCAATTACGACCTATAAACAGCTTGCCGCTCAGGCAGGGCGCGGTGATTTGCGTGCCTTGGAAACATCGCTTCGCAATCTTGGCGGCGCCATCGAAGGCCTGAGCCCCACGGAAATTGCCTTTATCGATGGTGTCACAGCAGGGGTGGCTTCTGCCTCGAAGGCTTTGGTGCTGGGCACAAGCGGTGAGGTTGATGCTCTGACCGTGACCACACTCAAATGCGGCGTTACGGCGGGCAGCACGGAAGCCAACATCTCCAATACAGGCACCACTACGTTGGGCTCCACCACTGCAACGGCCTATACCTTGGGCGCTCCTGCGGCTGGTGTTCATAAAGTGATCACCATGACGGGTGCAACTACGGCAGCCCAGACCGTTACTCTGGCGTCCGGAACCTTCGATGGCACCAACAACACGGCGACGTTCAATGCCGCAGCGGAAACGCTGGTATTGGAAGGCCTTACAACAGCGGCCTATTGCGTCAGCAGCAATGTCGGCTCTGTCGCCTTGTCATCGGTCTAACACTCAATGAGCGGACTGAAGATCGCCATTGTTGGCACCGCCCCATCGTCCAGGAATCTTGCGCCGTTAGGTGATGAGTCCTGGACGATTTGGGCATGCTCCACTGGAAATATCGACATCTCCCGGTGGGATGCTTGGTTTGAAATTCACGATTTCACATCAATCCGAAATGGTTTCCCTGATTTTGTTGCCATGCTTGAGAGTGTGACAGACAAACCTGTTTATCTTCCACATCCAGACGCAGACATTCCGGCCTTCCAGCCGTTCCCACACAAACACCTCAAAAGTGAATACGGTACTGAATTTTTAACGTCATCAATTTCTTGGATGATGGCATTTGCCATTGAGCAAAGCCCCGAAGAAATTGCGCTGTATGGCGTTGATATGGCCCAAAGCACGGAATACGCCGAGCAGAGATGGGGCGTGCTGCACTTCGTTGATCTGGCGCGTCGGCGTGGCATCAAGGTCACCATTCCGGACGTATCCGATTTGAACATTCCGCGTCGGACATATGCCATAGACAAGCCTTCCCCAATGGCCGTCAAACTTGATGCACGCATGGTGGAGCTCAAGGCCCGTTTGAATGCGGTATCCACCCAAAAGCGTGCCCTCGAACACGAAGAAACATACCTGAGCGGCGCGATCGATGACCTGTCGTACATCATCCGCACGTTTACCCAATAACCCCCACAGAACCCGTTAGGAAAAATCATGCTCAAGACAAAAACAATTCTTCTCGCCGATGCCACCAAGGATGAAATGCAGCGGTTTGCCGTCGAACACCTTGGTTTCCAACGCAGCCCGAACACGATCCTTGAAGAAACGTTGCGCGCCAAAATCGCCGCCGCCTGGGACAAGGAAGAAATCACCATCATTGTTCAAGATGATGCCGCTGCACAATCTTCTGAACAGGCTGCAACGCAAGCATCGGAAGCCGTCGATGATGATGAATTTGTCACCATCAACATTGCCAAGACTGAGGAAGACGGAGGCGATCAACCTGTATGGGCCAGCGTCAATGGTCGCGGCATGTGGATTCCGCGCGGCGAAGATGTGCGTGTCCGCAAGTGTTACGAGCACGTCTTGGGGAACGCCATCCGCACCGTCTATGACCAGAAGCCAGCCGCTAATGGACAGCCTGGGGAAATGGTTCCGCGTCAGGCCCACGCCTATCCGTTCCGTCGCGTCTCTTGATCCAAAGGATAGACGATGTCGACCTATCTTGAGCTTTGCCAAAAAGTCGCCAGCAAGAGCGGAACCGTGTCCGGTTCAGGCCAGCCTGTTGCCGTGACCGGGCAGACGGGCCGTTTGAATGACATCGTGATATGGGTCAATGACGCCTGGACGGATATCCAAAATGCTCATGCTGGGGCATGGCTGTGGATGCGCAAGGAGTTCACGGACAAAGAGACTTCGTCGGGCACGGCGAAGTACACGCCCGCGGGCTGGAACATTACGGATTTTTCCAGCTGGGTGACGGAAAAGCGCGTTACAACGCTTTATCTTCAATCGACGGGCGTTTCCGATGAAGGGGAGATTGACCACATCGGTTGGGGCGACTGGCGAGTGCGGTATGGGCGCGGGTCTCAGATCAACAATAAACCGTCACAATTTGCCATCAGTCCACAGAATGAATTCTGTCTGGGGCCCATTCCGGACGGAACCTATGTGGTCAACGGGGAATACTACAAGACGGTTCAGACCTTGTCTGTCGATGGAGATATTCCAGAGTGCCCCGTCCAATTTCACGACGTTATCTTGCACCGGGCCTTGATGTATCTGAACGCCTTCGATGAGGGATCGGTTGGATATGTTGAGGCCAAATCAAACTATGCAAAAATGATGTTCGATCTGGAGCGCGATCAGCTGCCGCGCATCACCATTGGCAGTGAGCCACTGGCATGAGCCGCGAAACGAAGTATTTCCCGTTTGGCGGTGGTTTGGATCTGGTTACTCCGGCCATTACCAAAGTGGGCGGTCATGTCATCGCAGCGGAAAACTATGAACCCCGTCCGGAAGGCTATCGCCGCACGGATGGGTTTGAGCGCTACGACGGCCATACCCAGCCTTCAGAAGCAACATACTACCTGATCAACTTTGATGCAGGTGTCGCAGCCATTGCTGAAGGCGACACGGTTACCGGCGCGACGTCGGGCGCAACGGGTGTGGCCTTGATCGCTGGGGTGCTTGAGAGCGGTTCATATGCTGGTAGTGATGGTGCTGGGTATTTGGTGCTGAGCGAAGTGTCCGGCACGTTTCAGGACAATGAAGACATTCAGGTATCAGCCTCAACCAAATGCGTGGCTGATGGCTCCCCTGTTCTGCGGGGCGCCGATAAGATGCCATTGAAACCGCTAGGACCAATATCAGCACGGTGCCAGGGGATGGTGATATCCTTGGTGTTTGGCGCTACAACAGCAAGAACTATGCTTTCCGCAATGCGACCGGTGGCGCAACGGCCAAGATGTATGTTTCCAGCGCGTCTGGTTGGATGGAATGTGACCTTGGAAACCGGATTGAGTTCACCAGTGGTGGCACCACGGAGATTTCCGAAGCCGATACCGTCACGGGCGCAACATCAGGCGCTACGGCAGTGGTTAAATGCATTCAGGTGACATCTGGAACGTGGGCGGGTGGTGACGCCGCAGGGTGGATGATCCTCTACACCAAGGTTGGGACGTTTCAGGCCGAAAACTTAAATGTTGGTGCATCAACAAATCTTGCAACTATCGCCGGTGACAGCACGGAAAACACACTGCAACCTTCCGGGCGCTTTGAATTTATAACCAACAACTTTTATGGATCAGCAATAACCAAGCGCATGTACGGCGTGGATGGTGTATCCAAAGGGTTCGAGTGGGACGGAAGCGTGTTTGTGCCGATTCACACAGGCATGGCAACAGACACGCCAACCCATGTTGCCGCACATCGAAACCATCTGTTTTTCTCGTTCGATAACGGATCGGTTCAGCACAGCGGCATTGGCACGCCCTATGTTTGGTCCATCTTGAGCGGCGCGGCTGAGTTTGGTTTTGGTCAAGAGGTCACGGGGTTCTTATCAGGTGTCGGCGGCGTTATGTTGATCTACGGCGCCAACAAGACCAGCGTCCTTTATGGAAACGATACATCGGATTGGTCACTGCAAACGCCTTTGGAAGAAAACGGCGCGGTGGAGTGGACCATTCAGCGCCCAGGTAAGCCCGTCGCCTTCGATGGCCAGGGCGTGACAGATATGCAAACCACCCAAGCCTATGGTGATTTTAGGCTCGGAGGGCTGTCGGCCAATGTGTATCCATGGTTTCGGACAAAGAAAAAATCAAACGCTTATGTGACCGCTTCTATGCGGGTTCGAGACAAAAACCAATATCGCCTGTTTTGGTCAGATGGCTCTATTCTTGCCATGGATTTGAATGGCAAATACCCCCAATACATGCCGTTGAATTACGGACTCACTGTAAAGTGTGCAAGCAGCGTTAAAGACGCGGACGGAACCGAGTGGCTTTTGTTTGGGTCGACTGATGGGTATGTCTATCGGGCCGACAAAGGCACCAGCTTTGATGGTGCGGAGGTCCAGGCCTTTATCCGGCTCTCCTACAACCACCTTGGTTCACCAACCCGCAACAAGCGCTTTCTGCAAGCCATTCTGGAGCTTGAGTCTGCGCCCGGTATTTCCATTCAGATTGCCCCCGATTTTGACTATGGCGATGCCGACCAACCCACAGCAACGGATGAAGACTTTGATGTGGCTGGCGGCGGCGGGTTCTGGGATGAGGCCATTTGGAATCAGTTTTATTGGTCTGCCCAGGTGGTTGGGCGCGCCAAAGCCGACCTTCCTGGTCTTGGCGCAAACGTGAGCTTGGCGATCAGCTCGACGGGCACTTATGAAGAGCCCCATACGCTGAACGGGGTCACGCTTCATTTCTCCTATAGGGGACTTAAAAAATGAGTAACGGTTATTTCAGCCCGACAGTGACATCAAAGTATGTCTTGGCGCGCGCCTCTGTTCCCAATAATACGGAAACCAAAACGGAAGCTGCGTTTGATAAGCTGCCGACCGAAGCCAATATCAAGCAAGGCAAAATTAATTACGCCGTGGATTCCGGTGCGGCTGATGTTTATGTCGTTACATTGCCACATGCGCCATCTGCATACGGTGATGGACTTCTGGTTAATATGAAGGTCGGTGATGGAAACACCAACACAGGCCCCTGTACGGTTGACGTCAATGAGCTTGGCGTTGTTTCGATCAAGGACTATGCCGGAAATGACCCTGCGGCTGGTGACTTTCCTGCTGGTTCCGTTGTTTCGTTGCGCCATAATGGCACAAACTTCCGTATTGTTGGGGCTTCGTATAGCGCTGGGGCTTCATATGCAGCCGCGGCGGCGGCTTCTGCAAGCGCGGCGGCCGCAGATGTGGTTTTAACGAACGCAGATGTTGTCTTGACGCATGCTGATGTCGTGACGACGGGGAGTAACGTCACATCCGCCCAGAACGCCCAAGCCGCCGCAGAGGCCGCCGCCAACGGCATTTCCTGGAAGGCACCGGTTGCCGTCGTGGCGACATCCAATATATCTCTAACTGGCGAACAAACCATTGATGGTGTTTTGACCAGCGCCAGCCGCGTTTTGGTCACGGGGCAGACGGCAACGGAAGAAAACGGCATATACGTGTCTAGCGCTGGGTCATGGGTACGAGCAGTCCCCTTGGACACCTGGGATGAACACGTCAGCGCAACCGTGAATGTTGAGCAAGGCACCACTTATTCCGACACAGAATGGACCTGCACGGTTGACCCTGGCGGCACGCTTGGAACCACCGCAATCACTTGGATTAAGCGCCCCCTGGGCGACATGAAAAAATCTGAAAACCTTGCTGGACTTGCAAGCGCATCAGCTTCGCGATCAAATCTTGGGATTGATGGATCGAGCGGTAACATCGCCACTGGTGATTTAGCCGCAGCGGCAGTTACAATTGCAAAACTCGCTGCCGATGCCAAAGCCTATGACATCGCCATGATCGCGGGCTTCGACAATACCATGACGGCGGAAGATTTGGTGGTGCAGACCTACAGTACACTGATCGCACCACGCGCCATCACGTTAACCGGAGAGCAGCTTTATATGGACACGGCCCCAACAGGATTGGCGGCTGTGTTCGATATAGAAAAGAACGGTGTGAGTGTCTATTCCATCAAGCCCCAGGTCGCGGCTCTGGCGAACGCCGGAACGGCGGGCACCCTATCCACAACGACGATTGCGGCGGGGGATCGGATCACGTTCAAGTGTACGCAGGCCGGATCAACGATTGCGGGTGGCGGCGCCCGCTTCACCTTGGCGGGAGTTATTTCATAATGGGTATGCTTCTCGCCCCACAATTTATTGGCTCCATGAAAACCTACAACATCGCCAACGCCGCCCTGTTTGATGGCTCTACTGGCGGACTAACTATCACGCACACCACGGCTGCAACGCACTCTGGTTGCGTGCGCGTGTGCAAGTTTAAAGACGGCGTGGTCCAGCCAGTTCTCGGTACGAGCATTTACTTCAATGCCAGCAATCAGCTTGTGATTAACGGCCTAACTTCCACATCTGTGTACCGCGACAATGCTTGGTATAACATTTTTTGGAACGCTACTGGCGCGTGGGTTGGGCTTGACCCCGTAACGGGCGTCGGGACTTATGCAACGGCTTCCATCGTCAACCCGAAGTGGGGTTATGACGGCATAAACTTCTCGTCGGTAGGGCTTGCTGAAGTCACGTTTTGGGATGGCACTTCTGAAGCGTTGAATGGCGTTAAGTTGGACAGCGCAACGCCGAACTATGTTTACACTCATCCTGCTGGCACGCCACACACGCTGCTGGAGTTCAAGAACAGTGGCACAATGGGCACCAACTCTGGCACTGGCGGTGCTTACACCGTTGTAGGTGGGATAAGCCAAGTTACGTCAACGCCGACGAACCGTTGTGCGACGTGGAACCCTTTGCACCCTGCCGGGGACGGGGCATTCACAGCGCTACAACCAACATATTCTAATGGTAATTTATCCGTTACACATGCGACGGGTTGGGCCGGAACATTTGCGGATTTGTATTGCCCGGAGAAGTTTTACTTCAGGGTTAAAGCCGTCGCAAACGGTGCAGCAGGTAGGCTGCAAGTGGGAGTCGTCAGCAAAGCTGAAATTGCTGCGACCCCCGCACTAGATGCAGAATTCGGTGCCGGATCGGGCTATTGGGTGGTGGCTGAGCGCCACGATGTGTTAGATATCCGCAAAGGAAATGCTGGATACACATTACTTTCATCCACGGCTTATGCCGATGGTGATTTTGTGGATGTCTGGGGCGATCTTTCCGGTGGAGATGGATTAGGGAAAATATGGTTAGGCAAGAACGGGGTGCCTTGGGAAGGCGATCCGGAGGCTGGTACAGGTGCATCATTTACGAACGTTGCTGCTGATGTGATTCCGTGCATTAACGGTTTTTGGGCTACAACCACGCTGGCAGATTTTTCAACATCGTCAGGCACATTCAAAAATGTTTGCACCAACAACCTGCCCGCCCGTTCGCCAAAAGTGCCAAGCACACCGCAGACAGGTACGGTGGTCTGTAATGGCACAGCAGACAACGCCTTTATAATCCTCGGTATGGCCCCTGATAAAGCTGGAACTCTCACCGTTGGCGCCACAACAATGGTCCCAGGAACGAACTGCCTCGTCACGGCAACGGGGCTAAAAATTACAGATGCAACTCTTACGGGGTCTCTTTCATATTCACTGGATGTTGTCGCTTACACGGGTGGGTCGAATGTGCCCCCAGCTAATGCCATGGTGAACCCATGATAGGCCAGCCCGACAGCCCAACGGAGAACATGGCGCGATGACATCGGATCAAGGATACAGGGGGAAGCAAAGCATGTCTGAGGATGTTGTTGACCACCAGGCCCGTGCGGACGCGGCCAGCGCTCTCGCAGAAGCTAAGGCAGCCTTGGCCGCCATTGCTCACACACAGAAAACACTCGATGACCACATGCGCCGCGGAGAAAACTTCGAAGTCGAAATGCGAACGGGCATATCGAACATCATGCAAACGATCATCAGCGGTCACGACAAGATCAGCAAAGATATCGCCGCCACGGTCGGTCGCGTCCACGGCCGGATGGACGCTTGGGTAAAGACAGGTTTTCTGGCCGCAGTTGCGACCCTGGTGGCATTGATTGTCTACATCTGGAAAGTCCAAGTCGGCGGATAACAAAAATACCAGACCACCAACGGATGACGGCGCTTAAAGCGTCTTTTTTTATGCCATGAAGGGGACTGAATATGGCTTACAAAGCAGACGGAACCTGGGACTATGAAGACGACAGTGTTCAGACCCAAATGACGGGCTTGATGAGCCAGAACAGCCCGCTCATGCAGAAAGCCCAAACGCAGGCCAAGCAATATTCAGGGCGGCGCGGGCTGATCAATTCATCCATGGCGGCCGAGGCCGGGACCGACGCAATGCTCAAGAGCGCGCTTCCCATCGCCAGTCAGGACGCCAGCCAGACGGCGCAGAAAAACCTCACCGCGATGGGAACGGCGTCATCGGAAAAGATCGCCAATATGAACGTGGCCGCCCATGATCGACAGTATGCGATCAGCGCAGCTGCCGACATGGAAAAAACCTATGCGGCCGGTTGGTCAGAGGTGATGAAAAACACCAGCATCAGCGCTGAAGACCGGACCAAGTATTATGAGCATTTGCAGGCGATGTCCAATCGGGACAAGGGGATCATTGAGCAGATGTATGGCATTACGTTGTCATGGTAGGAACTCTGGTCCGCCCCGCAAAATATCAAGACATTCCGAGGCTTGTCGTTCTCGCCCGTGAGATGCACCAAAAGAGCAAGTACGCAAAATACAAAGAAGACATCAAGGCTTTCAAAGATGCATGCATGGAATCGATCCGCAGCGGAAGTCATTGCCTTTTTGTAACTGAAACAGATGGAGAGGTTGAGGGCTATATCATCGGGATTACGGCACCCCTCTATTTATTCACAAAAGCAAAATATGCAACGGACATTGGTTATTACGTTACCGACAAAGGGCATGGCGGGGCTTTGGCTTTGGCATCAGCGTTCGACCAATGGGCGCGGGAAGAACAGGGCGTTGATGAGGTGTGGCTTGCGGTCACAAACGCCGTGAATGACGAATGGGAACGGCTTGGCAAGGCCTATGCGCGTATGGGCTACACGTTAAGCGGCGGGATTTATATTAAGCGCCTCTAATTAGAGATGACGGACCTTTGGTAGGGGGCGGTTCTTCGGAGCCGTCCCTTATTCGTTGCCGCGAAAGGACAAAACTATGCGTGGTGTGAAAGAAATCGAACTAAGCAAGGGCCAGCATGCGCTCGTTGATGAAGTAGATTTTGAGTGGTTAAACCAATGGAAATGGAGCGCGTCCGTTCAGACAGGCGGTGGCGAGAAGTATCGAGCTGTGCGTGTGTTCGTTCGAGACGGTAAGCAGAAGTCCATGCTTATGCACCGAGCCATTCTCCAGGCCCCTCCGCACATGCTTGTTGATCATATCAACAGGAATCCTCTCGACAACAGAAGGGAAAACCTTCGACTGACAGGGCACTTAGGAAACGCGCTGAACCGAGGGGGTAACGTGAAGGGAAAAACATCACGTTTCAAAGGCGTCTATTGGCAGAAGGACATTAGCCGGTGGAGAGCAAGGTTTAGAAAAAAATATTTGGGGACATTTACAGATGAGGTTGAAGCAGCCCAAGCGTATGACAGGGCCGCCACGGCCTATGACGCAGTGTTTGCTTACGTCAATTTCTCGGAAGGAGAAGTACAGTGTCGGGTGCCGTAAAAGCAGTGACAAAAGTTTTCAAAAAGGTCACCAAGTCTACAGTCGGCAAGTTCATTGTCGCTGCGGCTGTATCTTATTTCACAGCAGGGTTGGGGGCCAGCGTCTTAGGCGCTACGAGCTTTGGTGCGACCTTATCTCCAACCATGGCGACGGTGCTCAGTCACGCCATATCGGGGTCTATAGCGGGGGGGATAACATCCGCCATCAGTGGCGGGGGTATCGGCAAAGGCCTTTTGCTGGGGGCTGCCGGTGGGGCCGTTATGGGCGGGGTTCAATCCGCCATGGGCAATTACACGGCTATTCCGGGCGCTACGGCAACTGCGCCAACGGCAGGAGCGCCGACCGGTGCGGCTGGAGCTGCGGCGCCAAGTGCTTCAGCCGGGGCAACCACGCCGGGGGCCGTGGGCGCTGCCCCATCCACTGCTACACCGACCGTTCAAAATGCCAGTTTGACTTCACCGTCTGCCGCTTCTGGCGGTGCCCTTAATGCCGGACCAGGGGGTACGCCAGTTGTCTATGTTGGGAATGGGGTTAATTCGGCCACCATTCCCACCGGTCAATCTGTTATGACGCCTGCGGGTACTGTTCTCGGTACGGGGCGAACTGGCCTTGGTGGCTGGGTCGATAGTCACCCAGAACTCATGGGTAAAATGATCAGCGGTGCGGCCAAGGGCGCAATCGAGTTGGCCGCTGGTGGCGGTCAAGGTGGCGGAACCGACTATGCGGCCGCCACAGAACAACGCATTGCTGCGGAACAAGCGGATCAACTTCGTATTCAAGGCAGCCACAGCGGCACCGGTGGGTTGCTGACGGCCAGTTCCGTTCCCCAACAAAAGGGCGGTCTGGCACCTTCACAACGGTGGAATACGCCTGATACTGCTTACAACAATGGGCGTTGGCAATATGACCAAGCCTCTGGCCACGTCGTGTTTGTTCCAAGCGCTCCGACACCTTCAGCAGCATAAAGGGGAAAGACCATGGCTGGATTGATGCCGCAACAACAGCAGGGCGTGGCCCCTGAAGCCAACTATGAAGGCGAAGCCAATGTCTCGCCAGAAGAGCAAGCGGCCTATGAGAAGTTTGTCGACAACGGCTTGAAGCTGATTGCTGACCAGAAGATGGCCCCGCAAATTCTGAAGCGCATCCGTGAGGCTGAAAAGCCCGCCGAAGGTCTTGCGGCGATGACCGTGAGCGTGGTGGTGCGCCTGGAACAATCGGCACGGGAAAGCGGTCGACCCGTTGACCCGGCTATCGTTCTGCATGGTGGACAGGAGCTGTTGGAAGCCATCGCCCAAATGGCTACGGCATTTGATGTCCATCAATTTACCCCCCAAGAAATTGAATCCGCCGCCTACATCGCCATGGATCAATATGGAACTCAGGCGGTCGGCAACGGCACCCTGAATAAGCAAGGCTTGGAGGAAGACGTTCAGGCCTTGCAACAAGCCGATCAGAGCGGAAACCTCGATCAGCTCTTTGGCCAAGGATTCAGCGCTAACTTTAAGCAGCAAGGCAATGCGGAGGGGCAGGCCAATGGGTAAAAAACGAATGGGGCTTGGTGCTAGTGTGGCGCTTGGCGCGGTGGCTGGCGCCGTTCAAGGCTACGGCGAAAGCATGGCCGCCAAGGGCGCAATGGAAGGCAAAGCCAAATACGACATGATGGTGAACCAAGCCCGGTCTGACTTGGAGTTTCGCAACCGTATGGGCGAATTGGCCGTGACGCAGAAGTTCAAAGCCTCAGAAAGCCAAAAGACCCGTGAGGCCAGTGCCAGTGAAAATGACAAGACCCGGCAAACAAACCTCCAATTGGCCGGGATGAAGGCCAAGAGTGGCCTTTTGACGCCACAGCAAGCCTACAACATGGCCGTAAAGGACAATACCGTTGAAGTACCTGATGCTGGCGGGTTCACAACCAAACAGGTCAATAAAGAAGGTGTCTACGCGGCCATGACCCGCATGGGCTTTGGTGATTATGCCGACAGCTTGCGTGGTGGCCCAGGCGATCAAGCCCAAGGGGGTGGCACGGGGCTTGACCAGGAAACAGCATTTGAACGCGCCAAATCCGAAGCTGAAGACAAAAACCCGATCGGTCCTGATTGGATGCGCCCTGGCGGCATGAAAGAAGCCTACGGCGACAAGTCACAGGAAGAATGGACCACGGAACGGGCGCGCGCCCTGATGGGTGGTGGCAACGCCGCTCCCGGACAGCCAAGCAAGCCTAACACCCAGATGGCGAACGACGCCGCTCCATACCAAGGAAGCACGCCCCCTCCAGGTTTCCAAAACGCCAAACAAGGCCGTGACGGAAACTGGTACGTCCAGACCGGGACCGGTCAAGGCGGCAAGCCGATCTATTCCATGGTGACCATGGGCAGTGTCGCAGGAGCGTCGGATGAGAGTGTGAAGGGTGGATTAAAAGGAAAGCACGGCGAGTATTAACTCGTCTGTCCCGCTTGGCCAAATGGGGTGATGAGACCGCGTTTCAGGCCCTCGATCAGTAAACGTCGGTCCACATCATCCATTGGGAGCATCACCTTTCGGGTGACGCCGTCCATGATGTACGTAAGACAATTGCAGTCTTCCCGATACATCGACCGAGCTGCCTTATCGAATGAGGCCCTGACTTGCGGGTCCATCGGCGGCATGGCTTCGAGCATTTGCTCCAGGGGCGTCTTGTCGGCGGCGTTGGGCGCCGCGGCGACGGCGAACGTCGCCAACATGGCCAAGACTGAGATGGTGAGTATGGTGCGCATGACGAGAGCATAGCAGCAAAACCGAACAACCAAAAGTGTGTGATGAAAAACAGAACATAATCACAAGCATTGACATTTATAGGAAAATATGTTTATGTTTTGTTCTCTTGCTTTCACATTTATCACCCTCCAGCGTTCTTTTGTGTATGATGCGCATCTTGCTGCGGCTATTCACCACTCTGGTCAGTGTTGCTAATACGCAACATAAGCCATATAATAAAGCCCATGCGCATGCGACTAGACTTGACGACAGAATGTTATGCATCAAGATGCAGCGCAGAAAGAGAGAAAGGAGTTACCCCCATGACCGCTCTTTTGAACGGCCCAAACTCCCAGCCCGTTGATCATGTTGAACAGAAATGTGTTGAGACTTATGAGGACGAAGTCACACCGCAAATGTTGGCATTGATGAACGAGGAAGTAAGCGACAACGAGTTCGTCGGCTATGAAGTGCTTGATGGACCAGCTTGGTAAGTTCTCATACCTCCCAAATGACCAATTGCCCGCCATGCTTGATGTGGTGTGGTGTCGCTGGCCTCATTCAAATATCGTAAACCCAGGCCCGAAACCAAGGCCCGTTCTCATTCGGTCCCTTGCTTGGGACCGAAAGAACGACCGTTATGCAGTCGAAGTGGCGTATGGCACTAGCAATATGACGAAGTGTTACCCAAACAACCTTTACGTCACGCAGGCTGCGGACATGATGGAAGCGGGTTTGCTATGCTGCACACGGTTCGATTTGAACCTCACCAAGCGTCTTCCTTGGGCATCAGAATTCTTTATTCCAAGGCCATGCGATGGGAAGGGGCCTATTGTTGGGCGCCTGAGCATGGCGTCAAAGCAGCTTCTTGAGGAAGTCAAGAAGCGCTGGCGTTAAGAAAAGCCACACCAGCCCCGCCATTGAGCGGGGTTTTTCTTTGGGCTGTCCATCCGGGCGGCCTTTTTTGTTGGAGAAATGAACACTATGGCCAAGCAACCCTTCGGACTGGTTCCCGTCGATTTCGACCCGTTTGCGGATGTTGAAACCAGTGGCGAAGGTGTGGGCATGGGCCTCATGAAGGTGGACTATGATCCGTTTGCTGAGGCTCCCGCCACGAGCGGCGACATTCCCGAAGGCCGCTTTCTTTCTGGGTTGAACGCCGCCACCCAAGGCACCTTGGACATTCCCGCAGGTGTGGCTAAAAGCGTTGGTATCTCGTCCTTTCAGACCAACCAAGGCTTGAATGCGGCGTTCGACGCCATCGATAACGGCGAAGACCTGAGCACGTTTCCGGCCAGCTTTGAATTTTCCAAGAAAAACGACCTCCCCCCTCAATCGACCCAGCATATGCAGGTGTATTCTCGTATGGGGCCAGAGCAGCGCCAGGAATACCGCGCACGCTTTGAGCGTCAGGATAGCCCCAAGGATACCGGCGCCTATCAGGCTGGCGATGGCCTGTCGAATTGGGCGCGTGACAATTTTCCAGAAAACCCAGAATATCAAGGTGAGTTTTTGGCCTCCAAGCTTCCGCGCGGACTGGGTAGCACATTAGGTTTCTTGGGAACAACGGCGGCCACCATTCCCTTGGGTGGTGTGCCAGCTCTAGCGACCACGGCCTTTGTCGGTGCGGGCGCTGAAAAATCAGCAATGTTCGAAGATGCGCTTCAGAACGGGGCGGACCTTGGCCAAGCCCTTGAGGCTTCTGATTACGGCGCGTGGATCGGCACGACAGAAGCAGTCCCCATTGCGCCGTTCTTAAGTCGACTTGATAAGGTGACGGGCGGCGGGGCTAAACGATTGGTGGTCGACGCCCTGAAACAAGGCACCGAAGAAGCCATTCAGGAAGCGAGCCAATCCATCCTAGAAAACTTGGTCGCCAACGACATTGTTGGTTATGACAAGGAACGCGGCACGTTTACCGGAACAGGTGAAAATGCTGGTGTCGGCTTCACCGCGGGCGTGATCTACGAAACGATTGGCGGTCTCGTCATGGGCCGCCACAGTCGTTCAGCATCTATGAGCAAGCCCGCCCCCACTGGCAAGCGCGAACAGGCCGCGCAACAAGCCCCAGAACTCAGCGAAGCCGACCGCGCCAGCCCCATTCCCGACGATCTGATTCAGCAAGGCAAATCCGTTGTCCAGGACGGCGAAGCCACCCGCAGCGCCAATGATATCTTGCGTTCTGCTGGGGTGCCCCAGGTCAACACGAAGGTTTCCGTCCAGATCGGCGATAAGATGGCGACGGGCACCATTGTTGACGCCTATGAGGATGAACAGGCCGGGTCCGGCGTTAAGTTGCACTTGGACGATGGCTCGAACTTCTCAGCCACCTTTGAGGACATTTCCAGCCAGAACATCCAGATCACGCCCGTGTCGACCCCACAAGCACCTACGGGCACCAAGAAGGGTGACGTCAGTACCCAGATGGGTGAGGGTGGGCAACAGAGCCAGTTCATTGCATCGGCTGATATTGGAACCATCAAGACGGCTACCGGCGCTGATATCGCCACAATCACCATTGGTGAAGGGGATGAGGTCCGTGTTCTGACAACTGAGGACGGTCGCCAGATCGCCGTTATGGGAGCCGACAGCGAGGCCCAGGCCTTGTCCGTTGCCCGAAGCAACCGGGCTTTGGGCATGGATGAGCAGGCCCAGGCCATGACCATGCCTATTCTGGCGTTTAAGGATATGGTTGAGACGAAGCCGGACCTGACCGCAACCGACCCCCTTGATGATCCGCTCCCCGCTGATATGCAGCCGACCAATGTTTCCCGTGAAACAAATCAAGAACAGTCGCAGAAATCAGCCGCTTTTGACCCGGCCACCCATTATGGGGCTGGTATTCGCTATGCCAAGACACCGGGGCTTAAGCTGACGCCGTTGCATTTTGGCAAAGAAATGGGTCTGAGGGGCAAAGAAGCGCGCGACGTGCTTGACGTCCTGGCCGCGCGGGGCGTGATCCGCAAGACCGACAAGGGCTATAGCCGCATTCCCGTGCGTAAGGGCCCTGTTGATATGTTGACGTTTATTGCCGACCACGGTGGGCTTCGTGACGATGAAGGGCATGACCTGAAGAAAGGCCGCAATGCGCAACGGCTTATTCCTGGTGTCGGCGCTTTGATCCGCAGCAATGGCATGGGTATCGATGCCGCTGGAGAGCGCTTGCATGAGGCTGGCTATTTTGGGCCTTTGGAAACAACCCCGCGCCCGACTGAGGCTCAAGTCCTTGAGGTTCTGGACCGGGCACTGGCCGGGGAGAAGGTTTATCGTGCAGAAGAAGCGCATGTAATGGAAGAACGAGCCGCTCAATTGCGGGCTGAAGACGAATATCTTAATCAGTTTGAGAGCAAGGGCGAGGCTGAGTCCATCGAAGCGCAGATTGCCGACCTTCAATCGCAGATGGATTCAGACGACAGCTATTTTGATGTTCTGCTTGCAAAACAATTGAAAAACTTGAACCCAGAAGACATTTACGCCACACTTGAAGGTGAACCTCTGACGCTGGAAGACCGCGGAAGGATTGATGATGAAATCGCGCAAGCACAGGCTCTTAATTCTGGACAGCCTAGCCGTGAACCCGAAGGTATCGCCGTCCGACCAGAAGGAGGCCAAGGAACTGGCCAAATCAATGCGGACGAAAGAGGCCAAGATGGCGGAACTGAAACGGCAGGCCAAGACCGCCCAGGCGTAAGCCCCGGAAAAGACGCCTCAAATCAGGTCAAAAAAATTAACACAGCCCCCGCCGATAACGCGGGGGTTTCTGATTCTGGGGAACAACGACCCACCACCGAAACCGTGACCAACGTGGCCGGAGCCACAGAACAGGGCGTTATCCCCGGCGCTGAGAAGATCAGCGACAAAGAACTGGCCGAGCGCAAGATGGCTGGACCGATGAAGGCCAAGGCTTCCCAGAAGGATGCTGGCTCAGATGGCGGTCTCTTTGACACCGGTGCGCGTGATCAGGTGGATATGTTTGATGCGCCCAAGGCAAAGCCCGTTGATGCTCAGAAACAGCCGGATGTGACCGATAAGCCGCAGGACAAAATCGAGGACTTTGGAGAAAAGATCCACGGTGCCCGCAAAGATACCTTCACCGGATTCAAAGAAGCCCTCAGTGATGAGGGTATTGACGTCAATACCGCGCCACTTTCCAAATCATTCCCTCAGCCGAACTACGTGAAATTGGCAGAGGAAGGCGTTTCGGGTGAGGTTATGGCCTACATTGCTGTAATCCGGAACACGATCCCCAGCAAGCCTCGTTCAAAGTGGAAAGTGGCGCGTTGGGCAAAACAGGTTGAGCTTCTTCGCGGTTTTGCAAATGACATACTCAGCGGGAACGTAGACACAAAGACGCTCGACCACATGATGAAGGTCGCAAACGCAACAACGCTTGGTGATATTCCGACGACGGTGAAGGCCATTAAAGACATTGCGCCAGCCGACATGGAAAAGGCTGCTCGATACAGCGTCCGCTCAGCGTCTTACAGCATGTTCAAAGGTGAGCGTTACAACCCGTCCAAGTCATTTTGGTTCCTGACGGATTCCAAAAACCGTACCGTTCGCAATTCCATGGGCAATGACCCCGCGATGCAAGACACGCACCGGGAAAGTGAAGAAGAGGCCATCTCACTTGCCAAAAAACTCATTCCTTACCTGATTGCTGGAAAGGAAGAAACGGGCACAAAGACACGTTCTAAATACACGGCTGTTAATGTTTATCGCGACCACAAGACGAGCGATATTTTCTTGGGGTTCAAGGTGCGCAGCACGGTTCTTCGTCTAAAGGCGGGGTTTGAAACCCCAACGGCAGCGCGGGAATATTTGGACGAAAACCGTGATGACGTTCAAGCCAAGATTGACGATATGCGCAAGGGCCCTAATATGCGCGGAACGGAGAACCGGGCTCGTAGCGGGCAAGACCTGCGTGATGGTGACGTGTCCCCGGAAACATTCTCTGAGGCATTTGGGTTCCGAGGCGTGCAGTTCGGCAATTATGTTGAAGGACCGCGCCGTCAATCGGACCTTAACCGCGCTTATGATGCGCTTATGGACTTAGCCGATACCATCGGCGTGCCCCCCAAAGCTATCTCTTTGAATGGTGAACTTGGCTTAGCCTTTGGAGCGCGGGGCACTGGTGGCAACGCCGCGGCAGCGGCACACTATGAGCCGGGTCAAGTCGTTATCAATCTGACCAAGGGCAGCGGTCCAGGTTCGCTTGCTCATGAATGGCTGCATGGTTTGGATAACTATTTTGCTCGTCAAGATGACCACGGGAAAAGCAAGGCGACGGGGCAAGATCAAGACTATATGAGTTCGCGTCGGCGCACTGAAGGAACCGCGCGGGACGAGGTATATCAGGCATGGAAGGGCGTGCAGACGGCGCTGGCAAAGGGCGGCTTTGCGGAACGCTCAGTTGAGCTGGATAAGGCCAAGTCTAAGCCGTACTGGAATAAGACCATCGAAAAAGCCGCGCGCGCCTTCGAGAAGTACATGGTTGACCGTCTCTCCGAAAAGGGGGCGATCAATGATTACCTCGCAAACATTGATCAGACCAGCGGTGCGTACCCAACCAATGATGAAATGAAGCAGGATGGCATCCGTGAGGCCTTTGATAACCTCTTCAACACCATCGAGCACCGGGAAACCGACAAAGGCGTTGAGATGTTCTCCGTCTTCAACGATCCCGACTGGACGGGTGTTGCGCAGGGGCTGGACTGGAAGGTTCAGACCAAGATTGTTGAGATCAAGAAGCAGTACGAAGATGTTGAAGATGCGTCTGACGTAAGGCGCTTGGCCAACCAGGAAATTTCTGCCCCTGATGGGATACTCGGTGAGTACCAGAATTTAGATACGGGTTGGGATATTCATCTCTACGCCAAGGGCATTAAGAAAACCCTGTCAGGTGAAGGCAGTAAAATTCGAGCTGCATTAGCCTGGAAGCTTCCCGATCTTCTGAAACATGCGATCCTGGTCGAAACTGTCTCGGACAACAAGACACGGGCAGACATTAACCGCATCCACAGGTTCTATGCAGCCGCACAAATGGATGGTGACGTGCGTCGTATCAAAATCACCGTGCGCGAACACAGTGACGGTATGAAGCGCCAGTACGATATCGACCATTTGGACATAGAAAAACCCGGCACGGGACTGAGTCCTTCGAACGACCGCACCACAAGTGGAGTTGGGTCAATTCCATTACCGGGTTCATCTATCAGTATCCGCCAATTGCTGGATGACGTCAATTCTGAAGTGGATGGCCAGCCGGTGCTGGGGCGCGGCGAAAGCCACGCTATCCTGGCCGAATACGATTGGAAGACGTCCGTCGATCGCGAAGAACTGGCGCAAAAGATCATCACCATTTCCAAGCGGATCGCGCCGAAGGTCAAGGTTCAGGTGGTCGATGAGTTGTTAGGCAACGTGCCAGGGCGGGGCAAAATTCCGGTTACCGGCGTTCATCGTGCCGCGCAGAACCTCATTGAGGTGGCGATTGACCTGGGCAACCCGGAAAAGACCATCCGCCACGAAGGTATTCATGCGCTTTATTCAATGGGGCTGATTCACAAAACAGAGCAAAACATACTGGCCAACAAGGCGCGCCGTGAATGGATTGAAAAATATAACATCGACAAGCTGTATCCAAATGCCAGCAAAGAACAGAAGATTGAGGAAGCCGTCGCCCAGGCATCGGCTGAATACGGTTACGGAGACGGGAAGTTCCCACCCGGAATTCGTCGCATTCTAGAGAAAATCAAACAGTTCTTGGAACGTCTCGGCAATGCTTTGAATGGTATGGGCTATCAATCCGCCTCGGATATCTTTGACAAGATCGAAAGCGGCGAGGTCGGAAAACGTGATAGAATGTCGGATACCGCCGATGGAATTTCATATAGCGTGTCTGATGATGGAAAAGCCAACACACCCACCGAAGGAACGACCTCGTCCCCTGACCGAGGAGGAGATCAAGGATCTTCTGCGCGACAAGCAAGAAGCCCAGAAGAGGGCACGGGAACTGATCGCGGCAAACAAAGCAAAGCAGAACAAGTAAGCGGCTCCGGAAACGGGGCCGTTCCTGATTCTGGCGACAAGTTCAGCATTCATGATCCTATTGATGATCTGGCAGCCTCTGAAAGCTTTGCTGATCGTGCTGTAGAAGCCCTGGATACAGAAGCCAAAAAACGCGGTGCGCTACGCAAGGCCACACAGGAACTGAAGCATTTTGCCACCGATCCGGCAGTGCCTCACGCCAAAGACCTAAACTGGTTCGCAAATGCAATCGTGCATCCGCGCACCATCGCATCGATTTACAGCAAGTTCACCCCAGTATGGTTGGCTGTTGAGAAGCAGTTCAAGCGCCGCGACACCATCAATGCAGACTTGACGCGTATTCTTGAGCCCTACCACAAGCTGGATTTGGAAGATAAAGCCCAGGTTCACAAGGTTCTGGAAATCGGCCGGCTTGAGGGTGGCGCCATTGATAGCCCTATGGTTGGGGTCACCAACAAGCTTGGAGACGCCGCGCTGAGCAAGCGCGGTGAGCGTGTCGAACTGAACAAGGCTCAGTCTGAAGCTTACCACGCCGTGCGCAGTGCCATGGACAAGGCGCTTGACCTGTATAAGCAGCAGGTTCTGCGGGAATGGGGGTTCGGCAAGGAGGGCGACCCTGAAACCGCTAAGGATCTGGAAGCCCACGCCAAGGAACTCTATCAGGAAGCCAAGAAGAGCGAAGCCCCTGAAGAGGCACGGGATATGAACCGTGAGGCCGACAGTGCCCGCCAGGTGGCCCAGTTGGTTGCTGAGATAGAGCAGGCCAAGAAGGGCGGATATGTGCCGTTTACACGTTTTGGCGAAGTGAGCATTTCGGTGCGCGACAAGGGCAACAATCTTGTTCATTTCGAAAAGATTGAGGTGGGCGGTGCGGTCGGGCGCCTGATTCATCGAAAGAAGGTCATCGATGTTCGCCGCAAGCTGATGTCTCAGTACCCAAAATCACAGGGGTATGACGTTGAGGCCCCACGCCAGATGGTCAACGCCAACGATCTGGCAGCAGCCGGGATCAAGATCGGTGATGTCGACGCCCTTGCCGAACTGGGCCGAGTTGAAGGCCCGGAATGGGAGGCCGTACGTGAGCAGCTGAACGAAGCCAGCAAGAAGGTTGGGTTTCGCAAGCATTTCATCGGCGCCAAGAACACCCCAGGCTATAGCCCTGACTTTGAACGATCGATCGCTGATTATGTGACCGGAATTTCTTCATATTTAGCGCGGCGTGAAGTACGCGATGAGCTGGATACGGCGGTGGCGTCAATTCCACAGAACCAAACAAATCTCAGGAAATATGCGGATGTTTATATCGAGTATGTTCAAAGCCCGAAAGAAACTCTTCAATGGCTGAGAAGCTTGAATTTCTTCTTTTATTTGAGTGGAAATCCAAGCTCAGCGAGCGTCAACTTGACCCAGGTGCCCCTGGCGACCATGCCATACCTGAGCCAATTTGCGTCTGCCGGGCGTATCAACATTGAGATGACCAGGGCCTATAAAGACCTGGCTAAAATGGCATGGCGCAAGCCGACCATGGATGGCGGGACTATGGAGTTCTTTGATCCATCAAAAGCCCCGGAAGACGTGCGGGAAGACCTGCAAAGGGCCTGGGATGATGGCACCTTGGTTCCGTTGGTGACGATGGAGCAAATGGGGGTGGCCCACGGTTCTGAGAAGTTCCGTCGCGGATTCAGCAAAGGCACCCAAGCCACGGTTGAATTTGCGGGTTCGATGTTCACCGGGGCAGAACGCGCCAACCGCATTGTCACCTTTATCGCGGCCCACCGCTTGGCCCGACGCCCCGGCGTGATGGAAAAGGTCAACGAGGTTCTGACGGACAATGCTCTGTGGGCCAGCATGGGCACCAAGCCTGTAGATTTTGCCGAATGGGTGATCGATGAAACCCATTTTGTTCTGGGCAAGCGCAACCGCCCGACGTGGTTCCGTGATGCCGGGGCATGGCCAGGGACAGCGGTGTTCCAGTTCCGTGGGTTCTCGGTCAACTATCTGGAACTTATGTGGCGCATGGCGCGGCAGAATGGCCCTGAAGGCAAGAAGGCTCTGGCCTATGTGTTTGGTGCTTTGATGGCGTCTGCTGGGCTTTGGGGTTTACCATTCGGCGATGATCTTAAGGATCTATTCGAGGCAATCTATGCCTGGGCGACGGACAAAGAGATTGATCTGGAATCAGAGCTTCGGGAAATCGTTTATGAGATGTCGGACTCGGCACTTTTAGCAGAGACCGTTAACCGCGGGGCTCTGCGCATGACCGGCGCGGATATGTCACATCGGTTGGATATGGGCAACATCCTGCCAACCGATACAATTTTGGCCCTGTTCGGGAAGGATACGAACCGCGCTGCTGAAGCGCTTGGTGTTTCCTATGACATGCTGGTCGGGCGTCCGCAACGCGCCATTGAGCATTTGAAAAACGATGAACCTACCCAGGCCGTAGCGCAGATGTTGCCGTCTTTCGCCAGCAACCCTGTAAAAGCCTATGGATGGGCGGCAGATGGCGTCAAGTCGCGTGACCGCGTGGCGATACCGAAGGAAGAAATCACAAACCTTGATGTAGCCTTAAAGGCGCTAGGCTTCACCCCCGTGAGCATTACGCGACGACGTGAGAAGCAATGGGCCAAAACAAGGGCGCAGCGATCAATCACAGGCCTTCAGGGGCGTTATTACACGCGCCTGGCTAGGGCGGTTGCCAGCGGAAACCGCAACGAGGTTGAGGTTATCAGGTCCGAGTTGATGGCATATAATGCTGATCGGCCTATTCATGAGCGCGTCATTATTAACCCAGGTTACCTGAAGCGCCTAGTTCGCCAAGAAGTGCTGGGATATGGCGCACGGCGCATTTCGAAGAAAGCAAGGGGTCGCGCTGCGGAGTTGGATGTGATTTATCCAGATTAACAAACCCAAGACACTATGCATCATATAGCTGTACCATCCCTACCAATAGGGGGGCATATGATGGATAAAGGCGCTGGGCTGTTATTCGTAACCGTTGGGCTCGCAATTACATATTGGCTATTTAATGAATGCTGGCAGGAGGGACAAAAAAGTGGTCCTGATGGCAAGCCAGAAGCTGGTAAGTATGTGATTTGGTTTTTTATTTCTGCATTAGGGGCTTTCGCAGTTGGCGTGCGGTACTTAAATGCATGTGATTAGGGTTACTTCTTCAAGCTCACCACATGGCTGTGCTGACCCCCATCAAAGAAGCTCTCGCTGCTTGGGCCCCTTCCAAAGAACGCCGGGTTTTTCAGCATCATCAATAAATTGAATTCCAGCTTTCTCTAAGGCGTCAACAAGCTTGGTAACGGTGTCGTAGTTTGCTTTGACCGGGCCTGTTCCACCTTCGATGCGCTTAATTGTGGGAATGGAGACACTAGAGCGCTCTGAAAGTTCAGATTGCTGCCACTTTAAGGCTGCTCTAGCTGCTCTGATTTGATCTACATAAATCACTATT